CCTGGTCATTCCGCAGCCGAGCGATTCATCGACCTGGCTGACGCAAAACATTTATGGACGGGTCGCGGAGATCGGTGCCATCGAAAACACAACGCTGTCGCGATATAGTCGCACCATGACTATTGAGGAGATTATTTAATGGCATTCCCGGTTACTTTAAACGGCACAACGTACACGCTCGCGGATTTCGAGGGCTTGAATTATGTGCAGGGGTTTCCCGACGCGCTCGAGGATTTTGTGACTCACGCGGGAGCGATCTATAACAGCACATCCGCATCCAGCGTGACCATCGGCACGGGTTCCAAGACATTTACCACGGCGGACAGCGGAAAGCCCTACGTCGTCGGGACGCCGCTGCGCTGCGTCTCTCAAGCAGACACCGCCAATTTCATGGATGGGACGGTTACGTCCTATAGCGGCACAACACTCGTTATCAATGTTTTGAATACCGGGGGCTCCGGCACGTATGACGATTGGAATATCACAATCGGCGGAGGGACGGCATCGGTTGCAATCGATGGCGGTACGTTTACGGGAAACCTAAATGTTACTGGCGACCTTACTGCCAGCGCATTTATTGGGGATGGTTCGCAGCTAACTAACGTGGTCGCTGGCGGTATCCATACCGCTACGGCATCAGGAACCCTGGCAAACGGTGACACGGTTATTGTAAATAGTGACGGTACAGTGAGTGCTGTTTCTGGCTCTCTTACTGCTTCACCGCAAGTAATCGGCTCTGCTCAGGTATTTGAGGGTGGGCGAACATCCGAAGTAGCATCTGTTTATGATCCTGATGCCAATAGAGTAGTTGTCGCTTACAGAGACGAAGATGATTCAAGCTACGGGAAAGCTGTTGTCGGAACGATTAGCGGCACATCGATTAGCTTTGGAACCCCTGTAACATTTAACACTGGAAATTCCTCAGTTATATCAGCCGTTTATGACTCTAACGCCCAAAAAGTAGTTATAGCTTATAAGACCTCGCTCAATAACTATGGTAACGCTATTGTTGGAACGGTTAGCGGTACATCGATAAGTTTTGGATCATCTGCTGTATTTGAAACTGGGAATACATTTAATATATCAGCGGCCTATGATTCTAACGCCCAAAAAACAGTAATAGCCTATCGAGACAATGGAAACTCAAGCTATGGCACTGCCGTAGTGGCAACAGTTAGCGGCACCTCAATTACTTTTGGCACTCCAGTAGTATTTGAAAGCGCATCATCCATTGAAATATCAACCGCCTATGACTCTGACGCCCAGAAGATTGTTATAGGTTACAGTGACTTGGGAAACTCTAACTACGGCACAGCTATTGTTGGAACGGTAAGCGGCACATCGATTAGTTTCGGCACTGCCGTGGTATTTGAGAGTGCGACAATTACTAAAACATCAGTCGTTTATGATTCCAACGCCCAAAAAGTAGTTATAGCTTATCGAGACGCTGGCAACTCTAACTATGGGACTGCCATTGTAGGAACAGTAAGCGGCACATCGATTAGTTTTGGCACGGCTGTGGTGTTTGAGAGTGCGGCGACCGATGAGGTATCAACTATTTATGATTCTGGCGCTCAGTTTGTAGTTATAACCTATCAAGACGAAGGCAACTCTAACTACGGCACAACTGTTGTTGGAACGGTTAGCGGAACATCGATTAGCTTTAGCACTCCAGTAGTATTTGAAAGTGCGGCAACTGATGAAATGATAGGTCGCTCTGCCGCCTATGATTCTAACGCCCAAAAAGTTGTGGTGGCTTATCAAGACGAAGGCAACTCTAACAGTGGTACTGCTTCTTTGATTCAATCATTTTCTACATCTACAAACCTGACAGCAGAAAACTACATCGGAATTTCCGATGCGGCTTATGCTGACGCGGCGACAGCTACCATTCAGATTGTTGGGTCTGTGGATGACGCGCAGAGTGGGCTGACTGCTGGGCAAAAGTATTTTGTGCAGTTTGATGGCTCACTTGGATTGACTGCTGATGATCCAGAGGTGTTTGCAGGAACAGCCGTATCAGCAACCGAAATCATCGTTAAGGGGTAAAACATGAAAACTATTGTAGAAACCGCGACTGGACTGTCGAAATATTTGCTTGATGACAGTGTGACGATTACTGCCAATTCTGATCATATCGTTGTGGGCGATCCCGCTGAGTTTATTGTCGGCGACTTAAACTCTAGCACTGCAACAATTACTGAGAATGTGACTAACGCACCTAGTGACTGGACGGGCAATAAGTACACGTTTGACGGCACCACATGGACGCAAAACCCCGATTGGGTTGATCCTGACGCAGAGTGATATGAATGGACCCGCTTTCCCTGGTCGCAATAGCCTCGAGCGCATTCAAGGGGCTCGAGGTTCTTGTCAGCAAGGGCGCGGAAATTGAACACGTCGCAAAAAAGCTCGGGCACTTTTACGGCCTGGTCGCTGACATAAAGGAAACCGAGAGGGAAGCCGAAAACCCGCCGATCTTCAAAAAGCTATTCGATGGCGAATCAGTAGAGCAGCAGGCGCTCAACGCCATCATCGCCAAAAAGAAAACCGAAGAGATGGAGAAGCAGGTCCGGGAGCTGATCATCTGGGCATACGGCGACGAAACCTACAAAGAAATGATGGCGATGCGGCGCGAGATACGCGCCAGGCGCGAGGCGACGATCTACAAGCAGCGGCGGAAACAGCGCTTGATGATCGACATCGCTGCGGTGATTATGGGGCTGATGGTATCCGGGGGCGTTATTTGGACGGTCGTTCTATTAGTCCAGGGGGCGAAATAATGAGCGACAGAATCGGCACTTTGTTCGTCGCTGCGGCGTGGATCATGGTGGTCCCGATCTTTTTCCTGGTCGGGCTCGCCATTGGCTTTTCCGCGCTACTATGATTTGGCGCTCGAGCTGATACAATTAGCGAAACTTTTGGGGGGCTTGGGAACATGGTCGACGAATCGACGAAACAGGTGGTTGATGTACTTAGCGTCGGCACAATGCTCGGGTCTCTGGGCTCTATTCTGCCCCCCGTGGCGGCTTTATTCACTATCATCTGGACCGGGATCAGGATTTACGAAACCGAGACGGTCCAGGCGCTAGTGAAGAAAAAGGACGATCCACCAGAGGAAAGCTAGATGTCCTGGCTGGGTAAGTTATTCGGGGGCGATGGCGCTGCCAGCTCAATCATTGATCAGACGTTCGGGCTGATCGATAAATCTTTCTATACCAAACAGGAGCAAGGCGAGGCGCTAATGAAGGCCGAGGCCGACGCTCGCCAGATGACCATAAAATGGCTGGAATCGACCAGCGGCTCCAGGCTCGCCCGGCGCGTGATCGCTTTCTCGATCACTGGCACCTGGCTCTTTATGTTTATGGCGGCGACTGCAAGCTCACTGGTTTCGATATGGGTCGGCGATGTCGCAGCGGACAAGCTGGCACAAAGCACCGAGATTCTGGACGGTCGAATCGAGACCATGACTCCGGCGGTCATGCTGATCCTGGGCTTTTACTTCGCGGCGCCGTATATGGGCGACCTAGCGAAAGGCGCGCTCCAAAAATTCGGGAACGCTCAGAAATGACAGCAGGCGTCGACTTCAAAGTATTAACGAAATGGCTCGAGCTTGATGAAGGCTGCAAGCTCAAGCCCTACTATTGCACCAGCGGGAAGCTCACCATCGGCGTCGGTCGAAACCTGGAAGATACCGGGATCACCAAAGCCGAGGCGCAATTCATGCTCGAGGGCGATATTGTGCGCCTGATGCGCGAGCTGGATGAGCTGTTTCCCGAGTGGCGCGATCTCAGCGAGACCAGGCAAATGGTAGTGCTGAACATGGCTTTCAATCTGGGGACGTTCGGCTTTCTCAACTTCAAGCGAACCATCGGGTACATACGCGATGAGAAATTCGCCGAGGCAGCGGACGAAATGTTGCGGTCTGAATGGGCCGAGCAAGTGGGGGCAAGGGCGAAAAGACTCTCGGACGCTATGAGGGAGGATAAACCGCCCGTTTAAAATCTG